GTTGTGATACGCCTGCTCCCGGATTCGCAAATGTATGCCATTCGTCTGTTAATAAATCATAATACATCCAGAATGATTGTCCATCATTTATTCTGTTGTTAATTCCATAGAATCCTGTAGGTTCGGACCCACCATTACCGTTAATTTCTGTAGAATTTAATACATTTCTAAAAGCAGGATACACCTTTGCTGCGCGATAATTCACTTGTTCATTCACACCCAATTCTATCGGGCCGATATTAGCATATGGATTTAATGGATTAACAATTTGTGGAATACCATTTTGAATAACACTATTCACCCCTGCCGAGTTCAGTGTAGTTGAGTCTCCTGGTAATTCAAATTGTAATACTGCCCCTGCAGATATAAGGTTCCACGGTTCATACACACTGTTTGGAAGATTATCTGGTGTGAGTGTATTTACTAATGGTAAGGCTGTAGGAGAACCCGCTGCTCCACTAAAGAACCCTGTTGTATTTTTAAATTTAGCAGGGCTTGTCTGCCAGAATAGTGGCGACGAAGGATCACCCAATGTTGGCACTAAATCCAGTAATGATCTACCGGTGTTTGGCGGATTAACTCTAATCGTAGACTCGAATTGAGGCACGTATTCATCATAGAAGAACTTATTAACTTTAGGATCTTGCAACATTGACTGAATTGTGTTTACAAGGATCTGATTAATTGTTCCCGAGTTAGATGAGTCTTGTATAACTTCTGTTAATACGTTTTGATTATCTCTAAATAATGCACCATCTTGCCCGAATATAATTAAATCCTTATGGAAACCAGTTGGGTCATTTAGGTCGATATAACGACTATCTCCACTAAATGTTCTAGCTATTGCCTGTAACTTTGTAATCTGATTACCGTAAATAAGTGGTAGAACATTATAGTCACTACCATTAACCATACGAGATTGCGTTGAGAATACTTCTGGAGCACGCAATCTAATTTGATCATTAGTTTCTGATGGAGCAGCATTACCAATTGTTTGTTCTAAATTGAAAATAACTTGCAATGTATATGATTGCTGATCTACTCCAATATAAGGAATATTGATCTGAAGACCTTGTGCATCATTTGGTCTAATAACAAGAGCTTGATTTGCACTAATACGAGTCCAGAATCTAAATAATCCTGTCGGTACATTACCGAAATTACCATCAGCAAATCTTATAGTGACAGTATCATTAGCACCAGATAATACGTCAAAAATATTTCTTTGTGCAAACTGAATACTATTGTAGATAATATTTTCCCCGGCGAGTGCAGGCACCTTAAGCCATTTGTTTATAACCGTACCTGTCTGATCCGTCTGTTGAACATACACGTCATCTTGATTAATATTCTGAATATCAATCGGGAATAATCTATTTGGCACAGGGAAATCAAAATTCGTATCTGTGTTTATTAAATTGCCTTGCTTAAAGTATAGAAAGAACCCAGTATTTGCAGATGCGACACCGAGACTATCATTTCTGTATAAGAAATTAAATGCGTTATCAGGATCTGGATCCCTCTCAAAGATTGTTTGATTAGATATAAAATCTGGATTACAGATATCTATAGGATACTGCTGACTATTGATAGTAATAATAGCCGGATATGTAACATTTTGTCTTGTAACATTATTTAACTGGTATAGGTCAGTTGGAATATTTCCTATTACACCACTCTTTGTAGGACGACCGAACGGATTTAGCGAGCTAAATGCAGCATTACAAATTTGCACAAATTGGTCAAACCAATCTGGATTATTGGGATCGTTCCAATATACCGAACGAGAACCAATATTAATACCGTTTGCATCAGTAAGTGGCTGATTTGTTTGCACAGACGCAACCTTAAATAATCCAGCTGCGGCAATATTTCTACTTGGAACATAATTAACCATCTGAGCTAAACGGATAATACTTTCTCTACGTTCGGCTGTATCAATAAAGTTTTCGCGACTATTTAAGTCAGTTCTAAATGCTAAACTTGTTCCGAAGTATGCAATAAGTTCGATGATTGCAATAAATTCAGAACTTTCAACATAATCGTTAAAATCTTCAGGATAATAGATCTGAATATAATTAATCATTGCCTGCTTTAGTGTGTCGAAGTCATAGGCTGTATAATCAATAAATTGATATGCCTGAAAGACTTTCTTATAATCTTCTGAGGCGAAAAGATTTGACTGGCGAATACTTTCAGACATTAGAACGATTCCTTATCGGTTAGCGAGAATGTAGCAAATAAACTATCAGTAATAGATTCTGGTACAAATAATAATACCATAGCAATAGTTAATGCTTGGTCACTTTGGAAGACATCAATAGATACAAGTTCTACTCGCGGTTCGTCTTGTACAACTCTTACGGCATCTTCAATAATTGCATTTTTAGTATAATCATCAAACGGATCAAACAAATAGCTATAAATGTTTGTACCAAATCCCGGCAACATTAGTCTAGTTCCCAGTGGTGTAGCAAATTGATTCAGGATATCTCTCTTGACTAAATTAATATTAGTCATCGAATACGGAGGTGAGGGCTGGTTTACCGTGTTGAATCCAACAAAGTAGGGTTTCCTTGTTATGATGTTTTTCTGAACTAACCCACGCTGATTTGATGCCATATAATTCTCTTTCTGTTATTTATCAAGAAAATTATATAGGTATTTATTTCGGTGTCTATGCGTACCTTTTTAGCCCGCCATGGTCATATTTATTATGCCACATTGTCATAACTTTCAACGGATCACCGGGTTTTCGATTACCGGCCTGATTATAACTTAGGTGATACCATACAGATCCTGACTTATCACTATACTCGTATATCATTTGATCATACGGTAAATTATCCCTTATCCACGGTGCCATTTCCCAATACTTATCGAGACTCCATCCCGGAAATTGTATATCCATAGCCATACCTTGCGTGTGTTGACTATGATTAGGGCCGGGACAAGTTTCCTGATTTCTTATAGAAGAATTTATTCTAAACTTACCAAATTTAGCCAAAAGAGGTTCCGCTACATTAACTGCTAACGCCATTAGATTACAAACACGATCTTTCGGCTCAAGACCTGCGAATGTTGTAACCTGATTAGGAAAGAACGCATTGATGCTGAAATCTCTAACTTTAAAATTAGGACTCAACTGATAATCATATGCATTTGGTGCAGTTGGGTCCCAGGAAAGTGGACAACCAACATCTTTTCCTGGAATATATGGCGGAACCTTGTCATCGGAAGCAAATGGAGGTGTTGTATTTGGCCCGGGCAACGATGTTTGTGTCGATGGATTACCTACCTGGACACCATTGGCACCATTTGCATTATTGCCGCCGGCTATGTTACTATTGTATTCGTCGAATGTTGGATCGCCGTTATCGCCGCCGAGTTCTTCTAATAATGCCTGGGCATTTTCGGCATCGCTTGTTGACATTGTCACTCCACCAACAATCACAGTGGGCGCTTTACATCCGGCCATATTATTCCTTATGATATCGTTTATTTGCAGCGTCTCGCATCTTCTGTTTTGTTTCAGTAGACATAATTCTGCCTTTTAATTTTTCAGATTTCTTTCTTTTTGTCTCTGCTGACTGTGGTGGCCTATTTTTAGCCGATTCTTTCATTTTCAATCGTGTCTCTTGGGTTGGACTTTTTCCAAAACTATGATTCTTTTCTCCCGATCGGGATGCAGACATTTTCTGTTTGGTTTCTTCTGTATGTCGTCTACCTATATTTGCGTTTCTAATTTTTTCTTTTGTCTCATCTGATACTATATGTCCCATATGTGCATCTGACATATTCTTTCTTGTTTCGGGAGATCTATTTTGTTGGGCATAAGTTATTCTGTCTTGTACGTCTTTTGGTCTATTCTTCTGAGCTATAGACATCTTTTGTTTTGTTTCATTAGAAATAATTCGATTCGACATTATTTCCGAATGTTTTTTTCTTAACCACCCATATTCTTTATTATTTTTTACACGATTTGTCATCCACTTAGCCGCATATATTAACTTAGGATCATTATATATTTTAATCAATAACAAGTGTGCAATAAGATGTTCTTCGGGTGTAAGATAAACAAGATTATCTTTATGATTCGTCCCACCTATGCATATCGGTAATATATGATGTTGTTCTTTATATATTTCGAGATTTCTATATTTTGCTCGATCTATTAGATTATTATAATGTTGTATATAGTTCATACTATATTTATCATGTCGGCCACTTTTTATCGCAACC